GGTACGCAGCAGCGCAGCCTTTCGCTATTTATGACAATCCTGTATGTCAAGTTGTGATGTAACGCTAACGCCCACAGGGATTTTGTGTATCAACTATGAAGGAAAAGATAGCAAGGCCGCCAATTCATTGGATTAACCGCAAAACAATGGCTGCATCTTTAGGCATATCAGGATCAGCTTTTGATAAGTGGAATGTACAACCTATCGGCAAAGCTGGCAGGGAATCATTTTTCACGGTGCAGGATGTTTTGCAGAACAGGCTAGATAACAAAACTGCACGACTAGCAGCGAAGAACGCCTCACTAGATGACCCAGACGGAGAAGGGCTTATAAATCCGGCTCTCGAAAAGGCTTTATTCGACCGCGAGAAAAGAATAGGTCAGGAACTAAGCAACGATAAACAGAAAGGGAATTTGTTTCCGTTGAGTGCAGCGGGTTTTGTTTTCGCCAGGGTAGGAACTGAGATGGCGGCTGTATTGGAATCACTGCCTTCAAAAATCAAAAGGGTAATGCCAAAGATGACGGCTACTCACTTGAATGAGGTTAAAAAAGAAATTGCCAAAGCAAGAAATTCCTGCGCCGATATCCCAGACAGGCTTGATGAATTCCTTGATGAGTATTACGCCCCGTCAGAGAAGTAATTTAAAGGAAGCGGTTTCTCAGGCGGTAAACGAAACACTAAGAACAGCAGAACCGATGACGGTTGTTGAATGGGCGGATGAGAATTTTTATCTATCTGCCGAGTCTGCTTATGTCGAGGGCGATTGGGTCACAATGCCTTATCAGGTCGCTCCCCTTAATTCGATGGGTAACGATGACATAAGAGTTGTAAATCTGGTTAAGTCTGCGCGAGTCGGCTACACCAAAATGATTCTAGCTTTCATTGCCTATTCGATTGAACACAAGAAGCGCAACGGCATGGTTTGGCAGCCTACCGATGACGCCAGAGATGATTTTACAAAACAGCATGTCGATCCAATGATTCGAGATGTTAAGAGTTTGAGAAAGCTATTCTCTCACATTGATAAAAAGAGCAAATACAACACGCTCGACTACAAGTTATTTAAGAACAGCAGACAGTTATTTTTGAAAGGCGGGAAGTCTGCCAAGAACTACCGCGAAAAGTCTGTTGATTACGGCATCTATGACGAGCTGGCCAGCTTCGACGCAGACATTGAGCGAGAGGGTGACGCGGTAACGCTAGGCGATGTCCGTATGTCCGGTTCGCCTTTCCCCAAATCTATCAGGGGATCTACACCTAAAGAGGCTGGAACCTGCCAGATAACTAAAGCCGCATCTGATGCAGACGAGCATTTTAGAAGGCATTTTCCATGCCCTCATTGCGGTGAGAAACAGCTTCTAAGGTGGGGCGGCCCAAAAGCCAGCTTTGGCATCAAGTACGACGACGACAATCCGGACAGTGCCGCGTATTTGTGCGAACACTGCGCCACGCTGATCGACAATGACGCAATGCCCGCAATGGATAAAGAGGCGGTCTGGATATCTGATTCAGGTATGACGACCATCGACGGGATTACTTATTACGGTGTTGACGGTAAACAATGCCCCGCGCCGGAGTCGGTTACATATTATATGTGGGCTGCTTTTTGCGCTCCAGGCGGCAAGAACTGGCGACAGATAGTCTCGGATTTTATCAAGGCAAAGAAAGACCCTATCAAATTAAAAGCATGGGTAAACACTACACTTGGCGAAGTTTGGGAAGAAGAATCAGATAAGACAGACCCTCACCATTTATATATGAGAAGGGAACACTATCCAAACGGGAAAGTACCGCAGGCTTGTGGCTTGCTTCTGTTCGGCGGTGATACTCAGGACGACCGAATAGAGGTTAGCATTTGGGGTTTTGGGATAGACCGAGAGTCGTGGCTGATTGAACACGAGATATTTTATGGCGATCCTGGACGCGCGGAGCTTTGGAATCAGGTAGAGCAGTATTTAACTCTCAGCAGTTGGGAACATGAATCAGGCGCGACGATGCGCGTTAAGGGTGGCGGGCTTGATACTGGCGGCCACTTCACCAGCATGGCTTATAAGTTTTGCCGAAAGAACATGAATAAAAGTTTTCTAGCGTTGAAAGGATCTAACCAACTAGACGCACCATTAACCAGCAGGCCGACCCGATCAAATTCTGAACGGGTACGGCTTTTTTCTATCGGTACCAAAGAAGCTAAAGATTTAATCTACGGCTGTTTGAAGATTGAGGAACCTGGCGCGGGATACGTTCATTTTCCTGTATCGGCAGAGCAAGAAAGCTACTCCGCTGATGAGGAATATTTTGAGCAGCTAACGGGCGAGAAGAAAGTTACAGAGTATAGATCAGGCCGTCCTATAAAACGGTATAAAGCATTTAGGCCACGAGTTGAGGCGCTAGATTGTTATGTATACGCGCTGGCGGCTTATGAGATTTTAAAATTCAACGTTAAAGCCATGCTCAAAGAACTAACGCCTTCGGCAGATGGCAGCCTACCACCAAAAAAATCAGCGCGGAAAAAGAACGCTATCCCGCGAGAAAGTGGTGGATGGATGAGCCGTTATAAATAATTAAGGAGCGACAATGCCAGCAACAATAAATTTGGCTTCTGTGCAAGCAGAGCTACAGGTATGGCTTAACGCTAGAACTAAGGCTGCCTCGGGCCAATCTGTTTCCATCAATGGCCGAAGCCTTACAACACAGGATTTGAAAGAAATATCATCCATGATTGCGAGCCTAAGTCGTCAAGAGTCGGATCTATTGATTCAACAATCAACGGGAGTTAATCGAAAAAGGCTCGGCTCACTGGCGCGGTTTAACTAGATGGCCTCTTATTCAAAATTGCTAGCGATGGTTTCACCTGCCTATGCTATGCGGCGCATTCAGGCTCTGCGCGTGACGGCTGCGTACGAGAGTGCCAAGACTAGCAGGACGCACAAGATAAAGCGCGAATCACGCGGGCCTAATGATTCGCACTCAGAGTCGGCGGTATCGTTGAGGCAGCAGGGGCGGCACTTAGAGCAAAACAACGACATTGCAAAGGGCGCGTTAGATATTCTGGTTAACCGCACTGTTGGAATGGGCATCATTCCGGAGTTTATGGTTGAGAAAGAAAATGGCGACTTGTACGACGAGGTTAACGAGCATCTATCAGAACTTTATGAGGACTGGTGCAGACGTTCCGAGGTTACTTGGCGCGATGATGAAACGGCTTCTCAGCGTTTGGCGGCTAGAACATTTTTCCGCGATGGAGAGGTATTCGGTCAACATTTACTAGGCACAACACGCGGGTTAATTCACGGGTCAGACGTTCCCTACAGTTACGAGCTGATCGAGCCTGACATGTTGCCGATCCACTATCACAACGAATCCAAGCGCATAGTTTCGTCTGTTGAAATGAACGGATGGGGTCGGCCTGTTCGGTATCACGTATTGAAGACCCAGCCCGAAAGCATCGCCCAGTTAAGTAGAATGATGCCGTCTTCGGATGACACGCGGCCAATCTCTGCTAGTCGAATGAGCCATATCAGCGTTAGGAATAGAATCAGGCAGGTTCGGGGTGTTTCTATTTTCGCGGTGGTTCTTAAACGGCTATCTGATATAGACGAGATTGACGAGACAGAGCGCGTTGCTGCGCGGATTGCGGCGGCGATGGCTTTGGTTATCACTAAAGGCGACCCTACGTTATACCAGCCTAGTGACAGCGACGACGAGAACGACGGCCAGCGCGAGATTGATATAAGCCCTGGCATGATCATTGATGACCTGCTACCAGGTGAGGATATTAAATCATTCGCGTCTAATCGCCCCAACAATCAGTTAATTCCTTTTAAGGAGTCGCAATTTAAATCAGCGGCGGCTGGTTTGGGTGTTGGTGCTAGTTCGTTGGGCAAGAATTACAACGGCAATTATTCAAGCCAAAGGCAGGAACTTGTCGAGCAGCACGATCATTACGGCGTGATGTGGAAATATATTGTTGAGCGGTTCGAGCGCGACAAAGTGGAGAACTTTATCAAAGCCGCAACCATGATGCGCGGCGGTGTTGTTATGCCGTCTGACGCAAAACCCCGCTCGCTGTACCGGATACATTTTAGCCGTCCCGCGATGCCTTGGATTCAGCCATTACAAGAAGCGAAGGCGTGGCAGACACTTACAGAGAACAAGTTTGAAAGCACTAGCGGAATCATTCGCGCTCGTGGTGCTAACCCGCGTCAAGTACGAAAACAGATAGAACGAGAAGAGCGCGCAAAACAGCAAGAGGTATTAAAGACAGATGAAAATGAAAATAGTTAATAAGTCTAAGAGTCGAGAAATAAAAGGCGGCTGGTTTTCAATGGTCGCCACCAAGCCGAATGAAGACGGCGCATTCAGCCATGTAGCCTTACATATCTTTGGCGAGATTGGTTGGGACGTTACCGCTCAAGAATTCGTCACTCAATTAGAAGCCCTCGGCGACGTTGATACTATTGAGGTCGAGATCGGGTCAGTGGGCGGCAATGTCTTTGAAGGGCTTGCAATCTATAACGCGCTTATCACGCACAAGGCTAAGGTGTCTATGTTGGTCACTTCCTTGGCTGCGTCTATGGCCTCAGTGATCGTTCAAGCAGCAGCAACGGGCGAGTTGAGAATGATGGGGTCATCTATGCAAATGATTCACAATCCAGCTACGGGAGTTTGGGGCGACCAACACGAACACGAAAAAGCAGCCGAGGCTTTGGGCAAAATTCGAGAGGCTTTGGTTGGTGCTTATATGCGCCGGTTCAATGGTTCAGAAGATGAGCTTATCGCTATGCTCGATTCTGAAACGTGGCTCACAGCAGCAGACTGTATAGCTAACGGTTTGGCTGATGAAGTTGTTGATGTTGAGATGGATATCGCGGCTTGCATAACCTCAGACTCGATTACTAGCGTTTACGCAAACGCCCCTAAAGAATTTCTCGCTTTGATTGAAGGCGCACAGCCCGAAGATGAGAGCGAAAATACTGCCAGTACTCTGGCGAGAATGCTACTGGTTCAAGAAACCATAGCGAATCACAAACAGTCGGCAGCAGTCGATGATAATTCACAGGATAACAACATGAATCCAGAAGAAATAGCGGCGGCTGCTAAAGTCGAGAGACAAGCAGAGGCTACACGGCAGGGCGATATTCGCGCAGCCTTCAAGACTCACAATACAGACGGGAACTTAGATGATATCTTGGATTCCTGCTTGGTTGATGTAGATTGCAGCATTGCAGATGCTAACGCCAAGATCCTAGCGGAACTCGGCAAGAATCATGCCCCTGCTGGCGGTCGCGCAGTAACGGTTGAAGATGCCCGCGATAAGTTCCGCGCTGGTATCGGTGAAGCTCTAGAAATGCGAATGGGCATCAAGCCCGTTGATCACAAGAATGAATTCGTTAGTAATTCACTAATGGAAATGTGCAAAACGAGCGCAACCCTTCGCGGTGAAAGCACTGCTGGGATGAACAAGATTCAGATCGTTGCAGTAGCTTTGCAGCCTGGCTCTGATTTTCCTGGCATCCTTGAGAACATCGTTACAAAAGAAGTTCTCCGAGGATACAGCGAACTGCCCGAGGTTTATACAAGCCTAGCGCGGATCGGCAGCCTGCCGGACTTTAAGGCATCAAGCCGCACAGGTTTGGGCGCTGCGCCTTCTTTGGTTGCTAATGCAGAACTGCAAGAAGTGCAGCCGATTACAGTTGCTGACCGCAAGCAATCAATCCAGCTTGCTACTTATGCGGGCAAACTTGGTTTGAGCCGACAAGCAATCATCAACGACGACCTGAACGAGTTTTCTCGAATGACTGGGAAAGTTGGCCAAGCTGCACGAAGAACAGTAGGCGACCGATTCGCCAACGTCTTTACGCAACACGCTGATGGCCAGACTCTTGATGAAGGTTCAGCGCGTATGTTTGCATCTGCACGAGCTAACACAGGAACGGGTGGAGTGCCTTCAACTGCTGCGTTCACTCAGTTGCGAACGCTGATGATGAAACAGTCTGATGTCGGTGGCAATGCTCATAACTTGAACATTACCCCTCGGTTTATTTTCTGCCCAGTTGCGCTTGAAGGATCAGCGCAGGTTGTTGCACAAAGCGAACACGAAGTCGCCGGTTCTAAGAACCTGACGACTCCGAACGTTGAGCGCGGTCGATGGGAAGTTATTACCGATGCGCGTCTTGATGCGGCTAGTGCTGCTCGTTACTACGGTCTAGCTGACCCTAGAATCTACGACACAATCGAGGTTGCTTTCTTGGATGGTCGCGATGAGCCACAGATTCAGCAGGTTGATATCTACGATCCAATGGGCATCTATTGGGTGGGCTGGATTGACGTTGTTGCACAGGCTCTCGACTTCCGAGGCATGGCAGTTAACGACGGCGCTTAATAGCCCGTCAACAACCCTTTTAATTATCACAAGCGCGGGACGGATAACCGCTCGCGCCGCTGTGATGCAACTTGGATAAAGTATTATGACTCAATTATATGAAGGTAAAAGCATTCAGTATGCAAATGCCGGTTCTGCGATAGCGAAAGGCGACGTTGTTGTCATTGCTGGTCAGATCGGCATTGCTGCTGAATCAATCGCGGCGACTAGCGGTGTCGGTAATGTGCATCTTGAAGGCGTTTTTGTAGTGCCTAAAGTTTCTGCTGCTGTGTTTGCTATTGGTGAGAATCTGCACTATGACGTTTCAGCATCGGCATTCGACGACGGATCTGCTACACCTGCAACGGGCGACATTCTCGGCGCTGCATGGGCGCGAGTGGCTGGCGCTGACGCAGAGACAACTTGCACGATTCAGTTGTCACCAGGCTACACTGTAGTCACTTAATAGTGACCTTTCGTACTGACACAATACAGGCAACCGAGGGCATTATAGACGCCCTTGGTGAGCCTGTATCTTACACTCCTAGTGGTGGCGATCTTGTCACCATTACGGGTGTTTTCGAGAGCGAATACTACGATGCAACGGGCGCTGGGTTTGCAAGCCTTGTTCCTATTATGTCGGTTAAATCTTCCAGCGGAACTTTTCGCGAGGGCGATGTATTCGTTATCGAAAGCACCACCTACGGCGTGGTTGCTGTTGAAATTGACAGCGACGGATTGAGCAAGTGTATTTTGGAGAAGCGCAGTGCCTGACCATAGAGCGCTCCAGATTCTCGCTGCTACGGTTAGCAGCATAGGCACAGCAACGGCAGCGGGGACAAGCGTATTCCGCTCACAGGCACGACAGCTACCAGACTCGGCAATAAAAGCAATAACCGTAAACTATGGCGATGATAGCGAACCTGACTTGATGTCTAACTCGTTCGCTGACTCTTGGTTAACCGTCTACGTTGATCTGCATACTAGATACGCGCAGCCTCTTGATAGGGCTTCTGGCGCTGTGCCTGATTACGAGACTCAGCTATTGGGACTCAGGAAAGAAACCCATATAAATATTATGAGCGACATAACGCAGGGGCTTTCTTTTGTGATTGACACTAAGGCGATGGGCGCACAGCAAATAGAATTCGGCAGCGAGGGTGAACACGTAATCGCCATGATGCGTACTGTTTGGCGGATTAAATACAGAACCTCAATCAGCGACCCTAGCCAATAAAAAGGAGCAGAAAGCAATGAGCGACAAGTTAACATTTTTACCGAGGAAGGGCGGCGCTAGATTCTTTGATAGCGACGATGAAAGAATTATTGCTGATATTGTTCTGGCCATTCCTTATTTGGCAGAGAGCCAATACACGACTAACAACAAGCCGAGAGTTGAAGATATTGAGGCGCTGTTAGGCGAGCAAATCACAGAGGCTCAACGTGATGAGGCGATGAAAGCATTGAACATGAAACCGGCGAAAGCCGAAAAGATTAAACCTGTAACTTTAGGCGCAGACGATGAAACTAACTAAGCAAGAGGGAATACTGGTCAAGATTGAAACGACCATCGGAACAGACCCAACTCCGGACGCGACCAATGATTCAGTTATGGTGCAGGATATTGGCTGGTCGTTTGCTGGCGCTAGAATGCTTGACCGATCAGCGGTTAAAAGCACTTTAGGTCAGTTAAAGCCTGTATATGCAGGAACGTTGATGGAAGTATCTTTCAAGTGCGAGCTTAAAGGCTCAGGCGCAGCCGGTACTGCTCCAGAGACAGGCCCACTTCTAAGGGCTTGCGGTTGCGGCCAGACGATTGTTGGGGCTACCAGCGTTACTTATGCTGGCGTTAGTACAGCGCATGAGTACGTTACCATCTATGTCTATGAAGACGGCAGCATGTATGAGTTGAACGGCTGCCAAGGCGACGTTGAGATATCTTATGAAGCGGGCGGAATCCCAATGCTGTCATTCACTATGACTGGTCATTTGACTGGGCCTACCGATGTTAGCTTAGTTACATTCGCGTTTGATTCAACAGTGCCTGCACCTTTCATTGGCGCGACATTCGTAACGGGAAGTTATGCTTCGGTAATTGAAAGCCTCAATTTTGGATTAGGCAACAAACTTGTGACCCCTGCCGATCCTAATCAATCAGATGGCTATGGACAGATTGCGATTGTTGACCGCGAATATACAGGCTCATTTGATCCTCAAGCTACGCTAGTCGCTTCTGATGATCCTATCAATGATTGGAAAACGGGAACCTCGAAAGCTATCGGTACTGGTGTTATCGGTTCGACTGCTGGTAATAGAACAGCGTTGACAATCCCTACTGCATTTTATACCGAGGTTGGGCCAGGCGACCGTGATGGAATAAGAACTCTTGATCTTTCGTTCATGGCTGCCGGTGATGACTCTGCCTTTTCACTATCGTTCACATAAGGATTATTCATGGCGATGAAATTAGCGGCTGGTCTTGTTGAGGATTGGTATACGCCAGTCTCCGAGAGGGTAAGCGATGACCCTGACAGCCTAAGCGATTCAGACGAAAAGCCGACCAGGTTTAAGTTAAAGCCACTGACTCAGATAGAATTGTTGGAAGTGATGAGCGAGGGCGACTCGTTGTCCGACGGTTCATTTCAGCCTAATCATTCTGGGCGCTTGTTATTGTTGCGGCGTGGTTTGGTTGGGTGGGATGAAGTCTACCGAGATGGCGAGCAGGTCAAGTTTTCAAAATCAGAAGCCAACAGCCTGCCCGCTCAAGTTTTGGGCGAATTAGCGAACGAGATAATTATTCGCTCAGTCCTGACGGATGAAGAAAAAAAAAGCTAGGCATCACTTATACGGTTGTTAGTAATCGCGCCGATTTTAACTGCAAAAAATGCAAGTGGAATCGGCATTGTGACGAAAGCAACCCCGCACCATTTCCACAGTGGAAAATTCCCGCACTTAACATTGAATCAGATATTTGCTTTCTGCCTATGGTAGACGAGCAGTCTGCTTTTTTCCTACGTCTACACGTTCACTATCAAAACAGAATTCTATTCTCCGATGGCGGCTTAAACTCGCAGCCGAACAGATACCTAGAGGCGATGGAATACATACAGCAACTAATGGGCACTGATAATGGCTGACGAGTATAAGTTTGTAATCACGGGGAAGGATGCCACCAAGCGCGCCTTCTCCGCGATTAGGAAAAATCTTGGCGGCGTTAGATCTGCGATTAACTCTACACAGGTTAAGGTTGCGGGGCTTGCTGGTGTTGCTGGTCTTGGTATGATGATTAGTAAATCATTGGCTAGCGGTGACGCATTAGGAAAATTTGCTGATCGAGTTGGAGCGACGACAGAAGGTCTTGCTGGCCTTCAACTTATTACAGAATTGAATGGCGAGTCGTCCGAGTCGCTATCAAAATCCCTCGAAAAAATGAACCGTGGTATAGGCGAAGCTGGCCGAGGTATTGGCACAGCGAAACCCGCGCTAGAATCATTGGGTTTAAGCCTCGACCAACTTAGCAAACTTCCCGCAGATGAGAAGTTTATTAAGATTGGCGCGGCTATCGGTGACATTAAAGACCCTGCACTGCAAGCATCCCTCGCCTCGGATATTTTCGGGCGCTCGGGTGTAAAACTAATCAACACATTTAACCAAGGCGAAGAAGCCATGAGGGGCGCTGCACAACAAGCGCAAGACCTCGGGATAGCTATGAGCCGCACAGACGCGGCCAAACTAGAAGCCGCTAACGATGCGATGTTGTTAGCTACTAAAAGGACAGAAGGTCTCGGCAACCAACTAACTATAGCGGTTGCTCCAATCATTGCCGAGTTAGCAGAGCAGTTTTCCTCAACGGGTCTAGCTTCTGATGACATGGCCAAAGTAATCACAAGCGGATTGAAGGGAGTAACGGGTACGGTTGGAGTTGTGGCAGACGGAATACATGGAGTTGGCGTTGTAATAAAAGGAATTGAAGTAATAGCTAGAGGATTCGCTGCCGCGTTTATTGGAGCGGTTCATTTAGTTCAAGAGGTGGTTTTTGGTTTTGCCAACACAATCAAGCATGGGCTTATTTTGCCATTCAAGGGCTGGCTGGAAATAGCAGCTCTAGTCCCTGGCATCACCACAGAAGCAAACGCCGCCCTAGATTCTCTGAACAAAACCCTATCCAATGACTGGAAGCCACCAACAGCGGTTGGTGATACTTTTTGGCAGTTAACCGAAGGCATGACGGCTGCTCGTTCCGAGCTTCACCAGATGATGCTGGAAGACCTGCCAAGCGCGGTAATAGACGCTAGGCTAGAAAAGGTACTAGCAGGCGCTCAAGCGAAAGCAGAAGCTATTGCAGCCAAGGCCGGAAGCCGATTAGAGCAATCAACGGGAGACTCAGAATCAGAAGGTCTTGAAGGCAAAGAGCGCGAAAAAGCGCAGATGAGATTAGACCGATTAAACGAGGGCTATCAGACAGAACTCGAACAGTTACAAGTGAAGCTGCAAACCGAGCAGATGATTCTTACCGAGTCGCTGCAAAATAATCTATTGACGGAGGACAGATTCAAGGCTTTGAGTATTCGAGCCGAGCAGAAATATCAGACAGCAAAAGGCAAAATTGAAGGAGCAAGCGCGGCAGATAGGAAAACGAAACTCTTCGGCAGCCTAACCCAAATAGCAGGAATGGTTGGCGGTCAAAGTAAGAAGATGTTTAAGGTTCAAAAGGCGATGGCGCTCGCGGAGGCGGTAGTAACATTGCCGCCCGCAATCATTAAATCCTTTAACAACTCTGGCGGCTTTCCTTTTGGTATTCCAGCAGCGGCAGCAATGGCGGCAGCGGGTATAGCTCAGATCGCAACGATTAAAAGTAGCTCTTTCGGTGGTGGTGGTTCAGTGACTAAGCCAAGCGGGGGCGGCGGTAGCTTTTCTGGTTCTTCTATCGGTTCAGCTGGCGCGTCATTAGTGGCGGGTATTGGCGGGCTGAATGCGGCTAATGATTCTAGTGAAAAATCAGGCGCGAAAGAAGTTCATTTTCATTTTCCTGATGGTCTGGTTATCGGCTCAAACGCGGAGCAGAACTTATCAGATATGCGGCGCTTAATCGTTGAACAAGACTTTCAGTTAATACCGCCCAACTCGCGGAACGGCATAGATTTAGCCGCAGGAGTGGCGTAATGGGATATATAAATTACACGCCAACGAGATCGTTGATAGGCAGTAGCGATGGAAAACTACACCCTACGTTTCAGCGGTTTAGCACCAAGCATAATGACGATTCTATCACTACAGAATCGCTTGACGGATCTAACGTCGAGACTACATATCTGGGAAGGGTCAAGAAACACACTTTAATTTCTGACCCTATCGAACTTTCCCTTTGGCCCAAGTGGGAGGAATTTTGGCACTCTGTCGCAGGCGGTGAGAATTTCACGATTGACGCGGCTGGAACAGAAGGCGATCCAAACAATGCGATTACAGTTAAATTTGTTCCGAACAGTTGGAAGGAAAGCGACCCTGGCCCGCGCCATCGCGTTTTTGAATTTGAAATTAGAGTGGTTTAATTAGTGCGGCAGAATTCAGATGATTATCAGGAGTACGCGGGGCGCTCAGAGCGCGAACTACGCCTTGTTGTGTCTATGGAATACAGCGGAGACACTTATTATTTTACGTCGCATGGCGACATAGACACGCCTGCTGGCACGTCTATACATGGCTCACTGAAAAACGTTAACGCCAAAACACAGCGATACCTACCCGATCAGGCCCGCTCAGAGATTGGCAGTTTGAATTTCTCCCTACTCGATACGAGCGAGGAAATATCAGACTTATTAAATGACGAGCAATTCAACAACGATGAAGGCCCGCGCGGGCGCGAGGTTATCTTGTGGCGCGGCTTTAACGGTTTGGCTTGGGCTGACTACCGAAAGGAAATGACACAGATTAGTGATGGGAAAATCTCATACGAGAATGGGGTTTATGATTTTAGCTGTTCGGATAAGTTAAGCCAGCTAAAAAAGAACACGTTCAATTTCCCCACTACCAGATTGAGCGCAGCGGCTACAGCGGACGCAACAACCCTGACTGTTTACACCACCACCGGATTCGACCTAGTGCCGCAGGGGACTAGCTACGGATACCTGCCATCGACCAGCATTATCATGCTGCGAATCAAATATCAGTCAGGGTGGGAGATTGTCAGTGCAACGGGTAAAACCGCGACCACTTTTACTGGTGTTGTGCGCGGCATATTTGGCACGACAGCCCGCGCCCACGACCTACCTACAGACGCGAACTCTGACAACGGCGTCGAGGTTGAATACTATCCATATATAGAGCTGCCAGTCGCGAAAATGGTTTACGCGCTGCTGACAGGCGTATTATTGAACCAGGGCGGCGCAGTTCTTCCCTCGACTTATCATCTTGGAATAGCCGAGGCTGATATAGATTCAGCCAGCTTTGAGAGCTATCCAGATTGGTACGACACCTCAGACGACACCAAAGGCTTGATTCTTGCTTTTCATGGCGGGGCTATGCCCGAGACTGACGGGAAGGCTTTTATAGAAAAAGAGATTCTATCTTTAATTAACGCCTTTCTGCTTGTTGAGCCTGACGGAACTCTATCGCTACGGCGCAAAGTGGCGGTGCTTTCAAACTCTGATTATATTGGCATTTTGAATGAAAAGACGATCTCAAAGGTCAATGCTTTAGAGCATGATTTAGATGCGGTTTCTTCTCGCTTCCGTATCCGTTGGGGCTATCGAGAATTCGGCCCTAACAGCAAAGGATTCTATCGCGAGAAGATCATAACGGACGCCATTGCAGCGGCTCGATTCCCTGACTCGAAAACAAAAGAGCTTGCGTTTAAAGGTTTGAATCCTGCAAGGCATACAAGCACAACACTGAAAAACATATTCGAGAGCCAACGTGACGCGGTTGCTTCTCCGCCCCTGCATTTGTCTGGTGTAAAGTTAATGCCGACGATAGGCTTTGATGTAGAACTAGCTGACGTTTTCCGCGTTGACCTTTCCAATATCCGAGACTATCAATCTTTGGTTGACGTTTCCTCACTAGATCGCCCCTTTGAAGTTCAGCGGATTACCATCGACCAATTAAAGGATTCGGTTGTTGTTGACTTTGTTGGGTCTTCTACTGGCGCGACTCAGATAGGCGATGATGACAACGGCAGCGCGGTTATCCCTGACGGCTCCTACACTGGAACGGGTACCAACCTTACTACGCCCCTATCTATTAACGGGAGCGGCTTCACGACCTCTAGTGGGACTCTGACGGGCGGCACGACTACACGCACAAGATTCTATTATAACGGCGATCTAACTATTTCGGCGGGTCACACGATCACGTTAACAGGGAACGTTGAGCTTTGGATCAAAGGACACCTATCAATATTAGGCAGCATTGACGGCAAAGGCGGGGCGGGCAATTCTAACGCTTTGGGCTATATCGGCACGACCAGATCACAAGGGCCAGCTATCGCTAAATCTTCTGGAAAAATACTATTCCTAGAAGGCGCGACGTATTCCGGACTCATTACAGCGATCCCCGCCCTAATGATTACGAACGACGCAGGGGTGATTGCTGGTTATCCGGCAGATATGCGAGGCACAGGCGGGCCTGATGGCGGCAATTCCCGAACGCCAGCAAGCGCGACGGTAGCGGGTGGCGATG